AAATCGTCGGTCCTCGCCGCCAGTCTTCTCCGCACACGAGCTATTTTTTCGACCCCGTGGGGGCTTCCGGAATTTCCGGAAAACTGCCAAAAATTGCACGAAACGCCAATTTATTTACAAAAAATGCTAAAAATTGCACAAAATACGGCTGAAACCGAACAATCCGCCCAGCCTATTGACCAGAAGAAGATCCGGCGCGAGATCGACAGCATCAAGCGCTACATCACGAAGCTCCTGAAGGACGCCGGATCCTATGAGCCCCGGCTTGGCTACCAGATCGAGTCGGTGGCCTCGGACATCATCATCTACCGCCGGCTCCGTGACCAGCTGCTTATGCGGACGGACTTCCTGGTGACCGAGAAGTCCCGCGAGGGCTTCGACCGCACGAAGGTCACCTCCCTGGTGATGGAGGTCCGCCTTCAGTCGGAGCGCGTCCAGAAGGGCCTCGACCTCCTGCTCATGAACGTCAAGAGCAAGAAGGGCAAGGGAGGCGGAAAGGACGCCCTGTCCGAGTTTATGGAGGCGATGAGGGAGGAGGAATAGGATGACCGAGGAGGAGAAGCAGGGGCTGCGGCTGCTGAAGGCGGACGTCATCGTCTACCTGCAGGGCTCGCGGGAGGCGCTGTACAAGCGCTTCCGGGAGGCGCTCATCGAGACGGATCCGCGCATCGGCGAGTATGTCCTGGAGTGCATCCTCCATCCGGAGGCGCACAACCTCTACGAGCTCCTGGGCGTCAAGCGTTTCTTCTACCTCCTCGGGAAGTATGAGTGGAGGCCCAAGAAGGTCCGCCACTTTTTCAAGTTCTACGAGGCGCTGAAGTTCTCCGGGCTGGACGGCCGCCGGCGCTACAGGCTGACGCCGGTGCAGGCCTTCATCTTCGCGAACATCTACGGCTTCTACAACGCGGAGGGGCTTCGCCTCATCCGGCTCGCCTACCTGTTCGTCCCGAGGAAGTTCTCCAAGACCACGAGCGTGGCTTCCCTCGCCCTGTACGACATGCTGTTCGGCGACCACAACGCCCAGGCTTACATCGGCGCGAACTCCTACCAGCAGGCGAAGATCTGCTTTGACGAGATCCGCGCCATCATGACGGACCTGGACCCGGACGGCAACCACACCCGGGTCAACCGCGAGCAGATCTTCTTCAAGGACCGGACGCGGGACAGCCTCATCCGCTGCCTGACGTCCAACGCCCGCACGCTGGACGGCCTCAACGCTTCCCTCGCCATCCTGGACGAGTATGCCCAGGCGCGGGACACCGCCGGCCGGTCCGGCGCCTCCCTGAAGAACGTCCTCACCTCGTCGATGGGTGTGAGGAAGCAGCCGCTGACCGTGGTCTGCACGACCGCCTCCGACGTGGTGGACGGCCCCTTCGCCCGCGAGCTGGACGGCGTCAAGCAGGTGCTGCGCGGCGAGCTGGAGAACGACACCCTCTTCGCCGCCATCTTCGAGCCGGACGTGGACGACCAGGAGGGAGATCCGGCCACCTGGCGGAAGGTGCAGCCGCACTTCGGCATCACGGTCCGGGAGGACTACTACGCGAAGGAGTGGGCGGACGCGCAGCTCTCCGCCGACAAGCGCCTGGAGTTCCGGACGAAGCTGCTGAACATCTTCACCGTGAACGAGCGTACGGCGTGGATCCCTGCGCGGGTGGTCGGCGAGGCTTCCCGCCATTTCGGCCTCGGCGAGTTCGGGCGCGTGCCCGCCATGTGTGCGCTCGACCTGTCGGAGAGCGACGACTTCTCAGCCATCACTTTCGGCATCTACAGGCAGACGGAGCGGTCCTTCTGGTTCTTCACCCGCTACTTTTTTCCGGAGGGTGCCTTGGAGGGCCATCCGAACGAGCAGCTCTACAGGATCTGGGCGGAGCAGGGGCATCTCACCCTCACGCCCGGGGACGTCATCGACTACCGGGCCATCGTGGACGCCGTGCTGGACGCGAACCGGGAGGTGGAGCTGCTGTCCATCGGCTACGACCCCTGGAAGAGCCAGGAGGTCATCAATATGCTCGCGGCGGCCGGTGCGAAGAACGTCCTCCGGCCGGTCAAGCAGACCTACGGCTATTTCACCGCGCCCGTCCAGTCCTTCGAGCACGGCATCAAGACCGGGCACGTCTTCCTGAACGACAACCCCATCAACGGCTTCTGCTTCGGGAACGCCGTCCTGGACGAGGACAACCTGGAGAACAAGAAGCCCATCAAGCGGGCGGCCGACCGGAAGATCGACGGCGCCATCACCACGCTCATGTGTCTGCGCCTGTTCATCGACTACGAGCGCTAAGGGTACCATTTCCGGCTTTGCGCGCGGATTGTAGATAAAGCAACCACGCATGAGCCTCTTCACGCGCATATTCAGCCGCAGGGCGACCGTTCGGCGGGAGTCGGAAGGTGAGAAGAAGCAGCCCCCGACACCTCGGGAGGGTGGCAAGCTGTGGCCCTATTATTCGGGCGACACGGCTCTCTGCGTCGCCACCGTGTACCGGTGCGTCAAGATCCTGTCCGAGAGTGTCGCGAAGCTCCCCGTCCAGGTCATGCGCCAGAAGGACGGGGTCTATGTCGACGACCGCAGCAGCCGGCTGTCGTACCTCCTGAACGTCCAGCCCGACCCGCTCACCAATGCCTTCGACTTTTGGGCGAGGGTCATCCAGAACCTGCTGATGGAGCCCGGGAACGCCTACATCGTCCCGGTCTACTCCACGGCGCTGATGGACTTCGAGCGCTTCGTGCTCTGCAGCCCCGGTTCCGTTTCCCACGACACCTCCAACGACCTCTACAACATCCACGACGTGGCCAACGGCCTGGACGGCGTGTTCCAGGAGCACGAGGTGATCCATATCAAGGGCCTCACGGCCTACGACGCGAAGATGGGCCTGTCCGTGCTGGCCTTCGCTCGCCTGACGATGGACATCGCCCGCGTCGGCGACGCCGAGACCTACGACCGGTTCCGCAACGGCGGCAACGTCCGCGGGCTGGTGACCAACGACACCTCGGTGCGCGGCTTCGGCGAGTACCAGGACGAAGAGTTGAAGAAGACCGCGACTGACATTGACGGGCAGTTCCACAGCGGGAAGCACATCGTGAGCCTCCCCGGCCAGGTGGACTTCAAGCAGCTGTCCCTGACCTCGACCGACCTGCAGTTCCTGGAGTCCCGCAAGTTCACGGTCCGCGAGGTCTGCCGGTTCTTCGGCGTCCCGCCGTCCTTCGTCTTCGACGACACGTCCAACAACTACAAGAGCGCCGAGATGGCGAGCGTGGACTTCCTGAACAACACCCTGGACCCCATCCTCCGGAAGATCGAGTGCGAGCTCCAGCGGAAGCTGTTCACCCCGTCGCAGTATGGGAAGCGGAAGGTCCAGTTCGACCGGCGCGGCCTGTATGCCTGCGACCTGGACAGCCGGGTGAAGTATCAGGCGGCCACCATCGCCGCCGGCCTGTACACCGTCAACGAGTGGCGTCGGGAGGAAAACAAGCGGCCCGTCGAGGGCGGCGACAAGGTCCTCGTGTCCGCCAACCTGAAGGGCATCGACGAGCTGACCGCTCAGCCTGAGCCCCAAAAACCTGAAGAAACCAATGAAGAGTAAGACCGAAGAGATCCGCCGGGAGCTGCTGACCATTTGCGCCGAGCTCCACGTGCGCGAAGCCGGCGAGGGCGAGGCCCCCAGCCGGACCATTGTCGGCCGTGCCATCCTGTTCAATACCCCGTCCAGGCCCCTCTGGTCGGATGAGGATGAGGAGGCCGTCGAGGTCATCGCCCCCGAGGCAATCACCCGGGAGGTCCTGGATGCCTGCGACATCAAGATGACCATGTTCCACGACCGGCAGCTCATCCTCGCCCGTTCAAAGAAGGGCAAGGGCACGCTGTCCTATGAGGTGGACGACAAGGGCGTCACCTTCTCCTTCGAAGCCCCGAACACTGTGGACGGCGACAAGGCCCTGGAGCTGGTGCGCCGCGGCGACCTGGCCGGCTGTTCGTTCATGTTCTCCACCCACTACTGGGACGAGGGCTTCGTCTCCCGTTCCGTGGAGATCCGTGACGACAAGACCTACATCACCTACACGGTGCGTCAGGTCACCGGCATCTATGACTTCACCCTTGCTGCGGATCCTGTCTACGATGGGACCGAAGTGGACACCCGCGAGATTCGTGAGGCGTCCAAGCCCGAGCCGCCGAAGGTGGAGGAGGCGAAGCCTGACACTGAGAAGATCAAAGAGCAGCTGCGCGAAATGCGCCGCGCTGCAACTGACAAAATATTTGTTTAACCCCAAGTTTTTCCAGACATGAAGAAAAACACTATCAACGTTCGCGAGCTGGTGCAGAGGTACCAGGCGAACTGCGACCGCATCAGCGAGATCGCCGATGCGTGCGAGACGGAGCAGCGTGAGCGCAACGAGGCCGAGACCAAGGAGTTCGAGGCTCTCAGCCGCGAGAACCAGCTGCTGAGCATGCGGATCCAGGCGGCCGCCGCCGAGAACCTCCGCGAGAACGTCCCCGGTAAGGACATGGACACCCAGGTCCGTGAGCTCCTGTACTCCGGCAAGATCGCGACCATCCGCCTCATGCGCGAGGTCACCCCTCAGACCACAGCGGCCCTCGCCAACACTGGCATCATCCCGACCGTCCAGCAGGAAATGCTGAAGCCCCTCCGCGCCGGTCTCATCTGGGACAAGGTCGGCATCAACATCCGCACCGGCCTCGTCGGCACCCTCCGCTGGCCCACGCACAGCAAGGCTGTGGCCGCTTGGAAGGATGAGGCTGCTGAGCTCACCGACTCCAGCATCAACTTCAACAAGCTCGAGATGACCGGCGACCGTCTCGGTATCGCCATCCCGGTCACGAAGGAGGAGCTGGACAACAGCGTCGGCATTGTGGAAGGCGTTATCCGCGAGGAGATGCCGCAGTCCATCGCGGACGCCATCAACGCCGTCCTGTTCAACCCGGCGAACACGAAGTCCCCGTTCTATGGCGCCGGCACCTCCGGCAAGGCTGCCAAGGTCACCATCACCCCTGCCGCCCCGACCCGGAAGCAGTTGCTGGAGATGAAGGCCACCGTGCTCGGCTCCGGCATCCGACCGGTTGCCCCTTGCTGGGTCATGTCTGAGGCTATGAAGGTGATCCTCGAGGACACCAAGGTGGACGCCGGCTCCGGTCGCTTCGTTTGCGAGAACGATCACATCCTCGGCTACCCGGTCTTCACGACTTCGGTCATCGGCAACGACAAGATCGGCTTCGGTGACTTCTCCTACCAGGCCGCCGGATTCTTCGGAGGCATGGACCTGGTCGTGGATCCGTACACCCTGGCGCGCCGTCACGCCGTTGACTTCGTGCTCAACACGAACTTCGGCACCGTGACCCTGCGTCCGGAAGCCTTCTGCCTCGGCGCCGGAGCCTAAACCACTGAGCCATGGAACTGGACATCATGCTCCTCAAGAAGCAGGTCCGGGCGGACGACTTCTACCAGGACGACGCCTACCTGCAGCATCTGCTGGACACCGCGACGGAGACCGTGGTCACCTACACGAACCGCAAGCGGGAGGACCTCGTCGACGATGAGGGCAACCTCCCGAAGATGCTCCAGCAGGCCGTCCTCATGCTCGCCGCGCACTGGTACAACCAGCGCGAGAGCGTGTCCACGGTCGTGATGCACGAGGTGCCTGATTCCGTCCAGACCCTGGTGAAACCTTTCAGGAGACTGGTATGATCGCGGGACGCCTGACTGAGTTCGTCGAGCTCCGGAAACCTGTCGTAGAGACGGACGCCTTCGGGTCGGAGGTAATCTCCTACCCGAAGGGCCGCCTCGTCCACGCCGAGGTCAACTGGAAGTCCGGCCACATCAGCCAGGAGGCGTCCGAGCTCTTCCCCGACGGGCGGGTGGAGGTCATCATCTACGCCGCCCATCAGGTGGAGGAGAAGTGGAGGGTCATCTACCAGGGCGTCACCTACACGGTGGGCGCCATCGAGTTCAACAGGCGGAGGGGCCTCAAGCGGCTCGTCTGCGACAAGGTGAACGAGTAATGGCGCGCTCCCTGGAATACGATGACGCGCAGCTCCGCGAGCTCTTTGCCCAGATGGACGAGAAGCAGCGGAGCAAGGCGATGAAGAGCGCCTTCCGCGCCACTGCAAACCTGCTGCGCCGGAGCGCCATCTCGAACCTCCAGGCGGATCTCCACAGCGGCCGCGACCTCGAGAGGGGCGTGCGCGCCCTGGTGTTCAAGCAGAAGCTGGGCTTCCGCGTCACCGTGGGCACCGTCCTCCGCAAGAGCAAGGACCGCACCCGGATCGTCACGAAGAAGGGCTTCCACCTCACCCGGGCCGGGCTGGAGAAGCCGGTCCTGATCTGGGCCGAGGACGGCACCAAGGAGAGGCGGCTGAAGGGCTCCCGCGGGTCTCACAGGACAAAGACGGGATTCCGGAAGCGCTACCTGTTCAACGGCGCCTACAGGGGCCGGATGCCGGCCTTCCAATTCATCGTCAAGGCCAACCGGCAGGTTGGCCCGCAAATCAACCAAACCCTCCAGGAGAGCTTCCGGGCCTCCGTGGAAAAGACTGCGAAAAAGTATGGCTGCATCGTCTAAGCCTGTCACCTCCCTCAGCGTGGGCCTGCTGGTCCGCGACCTGCTTATCTCCGACGAGCGGGTCGCCGCCCTGGCCACCAAGGTCTACCCCGTGGTCGCCGAGGAGAACGCCCAGCTCCCCTACGTCTGCTACCGTCGTGCGAACTACGACCGGCAGCCGGCGAAGGGTCCCGGGCAGGGCGCCGACACGGTAGCGCTCGAGATGCTCTGCTACGGCAGGACCTATGCGGAGAGCATCGACCTCGCCGAGGCCGTCCGGGCCTGCCTGGACCACCAGAGCGCGGCCTATGAGGATGAGGACGGCCACCGCCTGGTGGCGCGGTCCATCGACCTGGAAGGCTCCGAGGAGGGCTGGTCCGACGACGCCTACGCGCAGTCCCTCGTCTTCACTGTAAGAGTCAACAACGTTTAATACTGCAGAATTATGCCTACTGTCAAAACTGGATACGTCAACGGCAGCGACCTGCTGCTGAAGGTGGGGGGCAAGGCTATCGGCCACTGCACCACCCACACGACAACCTTCAACACCGAGACGAAGGACCGGAGCGTGAAGCCTGTGGCCTCCGCCTCCATCTCCGCCGGCTTGTGGAAGGGTAAGGGCGTCACCGGCCTCGGCGTCAGCATCTCCTTCGAGGGCCTTACGAACTACGAGGAGACCGAGGGCGGCTTCAAGACCCTCCTCAACGCCTGGAAGACTGGGCAGCCGATCGAGGTCATCGCCCTCGAGCGCGAGAACACCGACCCGTACCTGACCGGCTCCTTCGTCATCGCCTCCCTGGAGCAGAGCGCGCCTGCCCAGGACGACGTCACCTACTCCGGCACGCTGGAGAACAACGGCGAGGTTACCATCGACCCGTCCAAGATCACCGGCGAAAGCCTCACCTAATCCTGTATGAAAACGGCCATCAACATCCAGGTCGGCGACCGTGTCTATCCTTTCCGGATGACCCTCGGGGCGATGATTCGCTTCAAGAGGGTCACCGGCAAGGACCTCGCGCGGGAGGAGCTCGACTCGGGCAACATCGAGGAGGTCGCGCAGCTCCTGTATGCCTGCCTCGCGTCCGCGTCAGTCGCGGACCGGATCCCGTTCTCGCTGACGTTCGACGAGTTCTGCGACAACCTGTCCGCCGAGGACATGCTCGCCATGCAGGACCTGCTGGCGAACCAGCCCGAGTCGCCGGATCCGGCGCCCGGGGACGGAGGCGGGGAAGAAAAAAAAAGTTAGCGGACATCGAGGAGGCCCTGGGTGTGGCCCTGGGCTGCATCGGCCTCTCCTACGATGACTTCTGCGCCCTGTCTCCGGCTGAGTTTAACCAGGTCCACCGGAGCTGGGCGGAGCGAGAGAGAGAAAGGCTGCACGGTGATTGGGAACGGACGCGAGTCATGGCCACCATCTTCGTGCAGCCTCATTTGAAGAAGACGGTGGACCCCCGGAAGCTGCTCCCTCTTCCGTGGGACGCGAAGCCAAAGAAGGGCCCCGTGAAGAAGAGCACCCGGGAGAGGTTCGAGTACTTGAGAGATAAATTTGCAAGCGATGTCGACAATCAGTATAACATACAAGCTGCAGGGGAACGCGAAGGACCTCAAGGCGCTGATCAATGACGCGAACGGCCTGGAGAAGGCCTTCAACGGCGCCGCCGTCCAGGCGGAACAGCTGCCGAAGCGGATGGGCGGCTTGCGTTCGCTCACCGGATCCCTCACCAAGTCCCTGGCGGGTATGGCCGCGGGACTCGTCGGCGTGCGTGCCCTCTTGAAGGGCGTGGGCGACGCGGTGAACACGATGAAGGAGTTCGAGCGCGCCAACTCCGAGCTGGCCGCCGTCCTTGGAAAGTCCGCCTCCGAAATCGACGGCCTCACCGAGTCCGCGATGGAGCTCGGGCGGAGGACGTCCTTCACCGCCGCGGAGGTGACCTCCCTGCAGACCTCCCTCGCCCGCCTGGGCTTCTCGGAGGGCCAGATCACCGCGATGCAGGAGAGCGTCCTGAAGTTCGCCGCCGCCGTCGGCACCGATCTCGCCAGTGCGGCCGACTTCTCCGGCGCCGCCCTGCGGGCCTTCGGCTTGAACGCCTCCGACTCCCGGCAGCTGCTGGACCTCATGGCGGCGTCCACTTCCAAGTCCGCCCTGTCCTTCTCCAAGCTCCAGACCTCCATCTCCGTGGTCGGCCCGGTCGCCGCTTCCTTCGGCCTGAACGCCCGCGACACGGTCGCCCTCCTGGGCGTCCTGTCGAACGCCGGCTTCGACGCCTCCAGCGCGGCCACCGCCCTGAGGAACATCCTCCTGAGCCTCGCCGATTCCAACGGTAAGCTGGTGCAGGGCCTCGGCCATACAGCGACCACGATGCCGGAGATCATCGACGCCCTGCAGGAGCTGTCCGACCGCGGCGTGGACCTGAACACCCAGCTGGAGATGACGGACAAGCGCTCCGTCGCCGCCTTCAGCGCCCTCGTCAAGGGGGCCGGGGATGTCCGTGAGCTGTACGATGCCCTCGGCGACGCCAACGGCGCCCTGGACCAGATGTACAACACCATGACGGACAACCTGGAGGGCGCCATCAAGCGCGTGGGCTCCGCTTGGGAGGACCTCATCCTCCAGTTCCGGAAGTCCACCGGCGTCCTGACGCAGGGCGCCGACCGGTTCGCCCGCGGGCTGAATGTCTTCTCCAACATGTCGAAGGGTATGTCCGGACGCGACGCGAGGATCGCCTCTCTCGGCGACGCCTTCATTGGCACCGGCACGCTCAGGACCCTGGAGGAGTACGACGCGGCCATCTCCAGGATCGAGGCGAAGGAGAGGATGACCGCGAAGGAGCGCAGGACGCTGGACGTGCTGCGCTACGCCCGGAACAAGGTGTGGCTGGAGCAGATGAACACGGCCATCAATGCCATGGGCGAGGAGGAGGGCGCGGTCACGGATCTGGCCGGGGCCGTCACCTCCGGAGGGAACGCCGCCGGCGGATCCGCCGACAAGCATAAGGGCCTCGCCGAGGCCGTCCAGGACTACGCCCGCTCCGTCGAGCGCGCCGTCCAGGTCAACCAGGAGCTGGGCGGGAAGCAGAGCGACGAGATCGTCCGGCTCGACGCCATGCGCTCCGGCATCACCAGCCTCATCAACAAGTACGGCGCAGAGAACGAGGCGGTGCGCAGGCTCATCCAGGAATACAACGACCTCCTCGCCGCCCGCCGTGCGTCTCTCCTTTCGTCCGGTCCCAGCCTGACCGGCGGCCCCAGCTTGAGCGGATCCGCGCAGGTTATGGGCAAGAAGGCGCAGCTCCCCGGCCTGGTGGGTACCGACATCAAGAAGTACACGAAGGAGACCACGAAGGCGATGACACAGACCGAGGCCCTGCAGACTACGGTCGGCGCCCTGTCCGGCGTGTTCCACGACCTCGCCGGCGCCGTTGGCGAGTCCGCCGCGGCTTGGCTGGAGTGGGGCTCGAACCTCATGTCCTCCATCGCCCAGGCGCTCCCGCAGCTGACCGCCCTGTTCGTGAAGCAGAACGCGGCCGCGACAGCCAACACGGCGGCCGCAGCTTCCGGAGGCGCGTCCGCCGTGGCGTCCATCCCTTACGTCGGCCCGGTCCTCGCCGTGGCCGCCGTGGCGTCCATCCTCGCCGCCCTGGCGAGCCTTCCGAAGTTCGCGAACGGCGGCGTCATCTCCGGCCCGACGTTCGGCCTGATGGGCGAGTATGCAGGCGCGCAGCACAACCCCGAGGTCATCGCACCGCTGAACACCCTCCGGCAGTACATCCAGCCGGCGGCCGTCGGCGGCGAGGTGGACTTCCGGATCCGCGGCCGTGACCTCTACGGCACCCTGAAGAAGGACCGCCGCCGCTCCTCGCGGTCTTAGGTACCCGAAGACCCTTTCCCCGGTTTATAGTAGAAGCTCTTAACGATGGCCAAGCGACTGCGATATTCCGGGGAATTTCTTTCCCTTTCCGGCGACGTCTGGAGGTGCGATATCCTCCAGGAGGCGGCCGCCGACTTTCCCGCGGTCGGCGAGCTCATCTTCCCGGCCGACGAGCCGCTGACCATCGAGTGGGACGAGCGCAGCCCCGAGGAGCCTGTCTGCGGATCCCTGGCGACCCTCACCATTGAGTCGCCCGGCGACCGCACCTACGCGGACCTCTACACCGAGGTGCCCGGGGACATCCGGCTGGACGTCTATCGGAACGGCGTCCTGTACTGGAGCGGCTGTTTGGACACCGAGACGTATCACGAGCCCTATGACCGCGGCGCCCATTACGACGTGGAGCTGACCTTCTACGACTTCGGCCACCTGGGCCGCATCCCCTACGACCTGACCGGTACGAAGACCCTCCTGCAGGTGGTGCAGGGCGCCCTTGCGGCGGCGGGCCTGAACTACGCAGCCATCGATGAGGCCTACGAGTCCACAAAGTTCACGGACAACAGCGCTGTCACCCTTTCGGCTCTGTCCATCCCGTCGGAGAACTTCATCGACGAGGATGGCGAGGCCTTTGACTGGGAGCGTGTCCTGGAAGGCGTCCTGCAGCCCCTGGCTCTGCGTATTGTCCAGCGTGCGGGCAAGATATGGGTGTATGACCTAAACGGCCTCTACAGGCAAAAAGCGGACGCCGTGACGGTGGAGTGGGACTCCGTAGGGCAGGCCATGGACACCGGGCGCGTCTTCAACAATCTGCGCGTCACCTTTTCGCCCTACTCCGCAGCGGAACTGGGTGAGAAGTTCGAGTACGGTGACATCGCCGACCCGTCCCTGATCAACAAGGGCACCACGGTTATGTCCCCGGAGCGTTACAGCTTCTACAAGGACTACAGCCCGAGCCACCGGCACGAGGGCGCCTGGGACTATGACCTTATCGGCTTCACCATCTTCCTGTCCAATGACTCCGCCAAGTGCAAAGGAGGCATCGCGTCGAAGGGCTCGAACAACCGGTACTTCAAGATAGTCCCCATCACCGGCGGCGAGGAGTGCGAGGGCGTGGCGGTCGGCTTCCGTGCGAATGTCCACTTCCCGATGACGTCTTCGACGCCGATCAAGGGCATCAACCCCGGGAGTCATCCGGAGACCCTGGCCTTCACTTGCAAGCGCATCCGCATCCCCGTGGTCAGCCCGGACGACCAGAAGCAGAACTACATCCGGATCCGGATGGACATGCTCGCGGATCCGCGCTACAACCCCTTTGAGGACTCGCCGGAGGATGGCGACGGGAACGAGAACGAAAACTACAAGGAGTTCCTCTCCTGGGCTCAGCAAGCCTTTGTCCCCGTGGACATTGTCCTGTATGACGCCAACGGGAACGCCCTCTACCACTATAGGAACGACCAGCTCACGGTGAACGGCCGCCCGGCCGACTCCGTCGCGGCCTGCGCGTCCACGCAGTCCAGTGGGACGACCGTGGACGGATGGGAGGCTGGCGACGCGCACTTCGGCGATGCCTGGCTCTCCTACTACGACCCGGAGATGGACATCATCGAGGGCAACGGCTGCCTCGGGTGGAGGACGAATCGGCAGAGTTTCGGCAAGCCCTATAGCAAGGGCCGGAAGGCGTCCAAGCGGACGCTACACTACCTGCAGCCTACCAGCAGCACCCCCGAGGAGCGCGACTGGTGGAAGTTCGACTCCTTCAAGGAGGCCCCGGACGGCCAGTACATACCCTACCCGCCGGCCGGCGGCTACCTGGAGATCCGCGTCTATAACGGCGTCTACATCTTCGACGACACCGACCGTTTCAACCGGACGGCAAGCGTCTCCGGTTTTGCACAGCAGGGCCTTTACGACAAGCTCCGCTGGCTCCTGTACAAGGTTCCGGAGGTCGCTGTCGTGAAGCGTACCCTGACCTTCGACGAGGCCGAGGTGGACGATGTGGAGTATAGTGGCGTGTGTAACGTCAACGCGCGGGAGGAGCTCTCGCTGGAAACGATCTGCGGGACGCTCGCGAAGCCCTGCGCCACCGCGAAGGGCGTGCTGCTTCGCACGTCCGACGGGTCCCAGTTGGGACAGCTCCGGCGGGCTGGGCGGACGGAGAGCGCCGAGCAGCTGCTCATCGGCACTATGTACAGCCAGTTTGCCACGCGGAAGACGGTCCTGAGCGGCGAGGTTGTCCTGGATCAGGGCGGTCTCACCCTCTACGAAGACGAGGCGCAGCCTTCCGGAACGAGGTTCCTCGCGACCGGGGAGCTCCAGCACATATGCATGAATACGAGCGAGGTCACCCTCCTGGAGGTGAGGCCCGACGAATACACGGCCGAGTAAGATGGGAACCTATACAAAATCGAGCATCAATAGGACGGCCCGTCCGAGATCCGAGCGCCTGAGGGAACTCGGTGGCCTCATCGTCCCGGTGAGCGCGGCCTCCAGCTTCGGCGACGCCGTTGCCCCGTCGGGGTCGTCGCATACGCATCCGAACCTCGCCGACCTTAACCAGATCACCGTCTCCGACGGTTACATCTACCTCACTGACGAGGTGGTAGATTCGCAGACCGGGGACGTGACCGTCGAGACCGTCAAGGCCTCCGCGGGCTACGCTGACAGGGCCGGGGCGAACGCCGACGGCTACACCCTGGACTGGTTTATCCCGGTCACGGTGAACGGGGTCCTCACCCTGAAGCTCAATCCCGCCTACGCGGGCCTCTGGGCGGAAGGCTGGATATCCGCGGGCGGCGTCGGCACGGGCGGCGGTGGTGGAGGCGGTGCCTCGCTCCTGTCCGAACTCGGCGACGTGTCCCTCGGCACGCTGGCCAGCGGCAACCTTCTCTCCTGGAACGGCACCGCCTGGACGAATATCGCCCAGTCCGCCATCACGCCGGACCTCACCGGCTACGCCACGCAGGCCTGGGTGAACGGCAGAGGCTTCCTCACCGGCGAAAGCGACCCTGTCTTCTCGGCGTCCGCCGCGGCGGGCATCACGGCCAGCGACATCACCGCCTGGAACAACAAGACATCCAACACCGGCACGGTGACCTCCGTCACCCTGACCTCCGGCACCGGCATCACGGTTTCGAACTCCGGCACGGCCATCACGACCACCGGCTCCAGGACCATCTCCATCTCGTCCGCCTACCGGACCTACATCGACCACGGGGAGACCGCCTACGGCTGGGGGGACCACGCAAACGCGGGCTATTTGACAGCGCACCAGGCTGTGACGCTCGCCGGCGGCACGAACAACGGCACGCTGAAGCTCACGACGGCCGCCGGTACAGTGGACAACATCGCCGTCACCGGGCTCGGGGCTCTGGCCTACAAGTCCAGCCTCGTGAAGACTGACATCCCGGTGCTTGACTACCTGCCGCTGACGGGTGGAACGCTGACGGGGCCGCTCACGATGTCTGGGGCGAACATCCTCACATCTGCCGACTCCACGAACAGCATCGGCACATCCGACCGCCGTTTCCTCTCTGGATATATACGGAACATCTACACTACTTACTTTGCCTTCATGTCCGACGACGGGCAGACGCAGAGGGGCAATATTGGGATGGCCGACGGCTCGGCATTTATCAGCCTCCAGGCTCCCGGCGGGACATCATACGGCCAGTATGTGTTCAATGCCACCTATGGCTTCTTCCACGGCGGGAACGAAGCGGTCCCGTGCGGCCGTTCCGACCATCGCTGGAGTAAGGTCTGGACGAAGGATGCTGACATCTCCGGCGGCCTTGTGATTGGTGGCGACATCGTTCCGTCCGAAGACCTCGGCTCCCAGCTCGGCTACTCCGGCAGGCGATTCTCCAACATCAATGTCTGCACCGTCGGAAGCGTCAAGGAAATCAACTTCAAGAGCGGCGACAACGCCACCGCGACGGGGTACTTGACCTTCCAATCCGGGTATATGGCTCTCCGGACCGGGGCGAACATCGACTCGACCTATAAGCAGATCACCTTCCACGAATCTTATGGCTTCTACCCGGAGCAGGCGGGGGTGAACCTCGGCTTCGGCTCCGCCTCGCAGTACCGATGGGCGAACATATACGGAGTGAACGCAGACCTCACGGGCGACCTTGCCCTCGCGTCCTCTTCCCACATCGACGTCGGTCCTCTCCGTATTGAGTACGACGCCACGAACAAGGCCCTCCACATCACTAAGAGGGACGCCACAGACACGACTAACTACGGCCTCTATGCGGACGGCTTCCTCGCCGCCGGAGGGGTCCAGCAAAACGCATAATATCATGTTAGCAGCTGCAATCATCTCTCTCGTCCTGTCCCTCGTCGCTGTTGCGATGGGGGTGGTCCTTATCTTCCGCGACTCCGCCCTGTCCGGGGAGGTGAGAGGTTTCAAAAAGGGTGTTAATAACGAAGTCGCAGGGCTGAAACAGGCCGTAAACAATTTGGAGAAGCAGGAGGCCCGGCAGCCGTGGCTCTCCTACGATGAAAGGACCCGCACGGTCACGGTGTACGGAAACATCAGCGCCACTGGCTGGGTGGCTTCCGGCGGCGTCCAAGATGAAGGGGAGGACTGAGCCATGCCGCACGGGAACGGACGCATATACAAGGACAGCTCGACGACTCCTCCGGGCGGGATCTCCATCGCCGATATCCAGGCCGTGATCGTGTCCGGGAAGAACGACATCAAAAGCCTGGCGCTGTCGTCAAAGATCAACCCGGACGCGCTGTTCAAGCCCTACGAGGGCGACGGAGGGCCTGAGAATCCCAATTTCGCCACAGGCGGCCCGGATGGGATGTACGGGTATTCTATCCCGAACACGACCGGCCACCTCATGGACATCTACAACAAGCTGTGGACCTTCAACCCGCCGGTGTCGTTTGGCCGTTTTGACGACTTCGACTGCTACAACCACGTCCCGCGGTTCTCGTCCAACCCGTGGGGACTCAGCGTGACGGAAACGCCATCCACCCTGTATTGCTCCTTCCAGTGGGGCGGACCGGCGGAGTATGTGTGCCCGCGGAACATGGCCTTGTTCGCGGATTGTTATCCGGCGGTCGCCATTTTCGCGACGGGTGCGAACGGAGACTGGGAGCTCCGGTACGCGGTGGCGTCAAATACGAAGATAGGCGTCACGAACGGAGCCCTGATCCAGGTCGTCAAGTCCGGCATCGACCCCACCCCGGGCGTGGTCGGCGGGACCGTCGTCCTCGTCCCTTTCATCAGTGCCATCTATTTCACCGAAACGACCGACATCCAGGACCTCAACATGCGGAAGTGGAACTGGAACTATCAGGCGAACCAGTGCTACTTTCTGGAGGGCACGGCGCCGCAGGTGGCTCCGTTCACCATCAACGTCACAAGGGCCGCCACCCGGGCGGCATCGAATGTCATCCGTATATCCGGGACGGTCACGAACAACACGGACACAGCGCAGAACGTCGTCTTCTATCCGCTCTTTCGCTTTTACGATGCGCTCGAAGGCACCGGGAACGTCTTGTTCGACGCGATGGAGTACACGACGGGGGTGAACCCCTTGTTCAGCCAAACGGTCCAAGCAGGCGCCACGGTCTCCTGGGAGTTTTTCCTCACGAACGGGGACGGGTCCAGCCTTGCGGACGTGCTTTCGCTCCTTGTGCAAATGCACAGCCCGGTCACATCGACGGCCGACACGACCGCGATCACCATAAACATCTCATAAACCCATGAAGAAAATCGACATCCAAAACGCGGTCAACGCCTTCGGGCGCATCCCCGTCAACAAGGTCAAGAACGACAAGATCCGCAGCACCCTCATCTACGACTACCGGAGGCTCCGGAAGGTGTCCCGCGAAATCGAGCAGGAGCGGAGCGACCTGGTGGAGAAGTTCCGCGACGACTTCGCCGAGGAGTTGCTGGACGTCCAGGTCCTCCGGGAGTCCGGCAAGCCGGTCACCGACCACGACGAGTTCCTCCGCGCGGAAGCGTCCATGAACCGGACCATCCAGAAGATGTTCCAGGAGGAGGTCACGGAAGACCTCGAGCTCGTGACGGTCACCATGGACGACTTCGAGAAGGCCGTCAAGGACGGCGAGTACACCTTCGAGGACCTGGCGGCCCTGGACGGCATCGTCATCGAATAAAACACCAGAGCCATGGAAAAGTTCGACTCCTTCTACCGCATCGTGGAGCTCATCATCGCCATCGTGACCTCCGCCGTCATCACCCGCATCATCACGATCAGGCAGCGCGTCCGGCAGGCGAAGTCCGACGCTGACAAGGCCGAAACCGAGGTCAAGGCCGACCAGATCGAAAACATCCGCAAGACCATGGACGAAGTCTACAAGCCCATCATCGAAGACCTCCGCAAGACTGCGGCGGACGCGATGGCCGAGGCCAGCGAGGCTCGCAAGGTGGCCGCCGAAGCCTTGGACAAGGTGGAGATCCTGGAGCAGGAGAACCGGGAGCTGCGGCGCGAGAACACCCAGCTCCGGGACGCCATCCGGGAGATCAATCCGGACCTCGTTCCCTCCCAGCGCGGCGCCAACGCATCCAGCCAGCCCCGCGGGGCCAACGGCCGTTTCGTGAAGAAAGAGGAGGCCGAGGCATGAAGCTGACCGTGGAGCGCAAGTGGCCCAAGGCCACCTACACCATCGGCCGCCTGTACATCGACGGCATCTACTACTGCAACACCCTCGAGGACAAGGACCGCGGCCTGAAGCAGGGCGACCCGCTGCTGTACATCCAGAAGCGGAAGATCGCCGGCGAGACCGCCATCCCCAAGGGCACCTACGGCCTGGCGATGAACGTCACCTCGCCGAAGTACGCGGCCGTCGCCTGGTACTGGCAGTTCTGCCGGGGCAAGATGCCGCGACTGCTGAGCGTGCCCGGCTTCGACGGCATCCTCATCCATCCCGGAGGGAGCAACGGACCGCTGGACACCCGTGGATGCATCTTGGTGGGGAAGAACACCAAGGCCGGGAAGCTGACCGACAGCAAAGCCTGCTTTCAGCAGATCTACAAGCTCATGAAGGCCGCCGCCGACAAGGGCGAGGAGATCACCATCGAGATAAAGTGAGCGAAGGGGAGGGCGCGGTTTTATGTTCAACTTAAAAAAAAGATTAAGGGCAGCAGCCGCGGGTTTATGTTTAGTGGTTGCCCTCCCCGGATGCTCCTCTCTCTGGAAAGCTCGCGAGAGCGTCGTCATCCAGCGCGACACCGTCGCCGTCCATCACAGGGACACGACCTTCCGGCGCGATTCCATCTACATCCGTGAGTGGGTGAAGGGCGACACGGTCTACGTGGACCGCTTCCGCGACCGGTACGTCTTCCGCGACCGCTGGCGGGACTCCGTCCGGGTCGTAGAAAGGCACGACACGACCACCGTCCGGGTGCCGGTGGAGAAATCCTTATCCTGGAGCCAAAAAGCGAAAATAGGGGCGTTTCCGTGGCTTCTGCTGGCCTGTCTCGGCCTGCTTCTCTGGACGTTCCGCAAATACCTGTTCAAACCATGACCGAAATGATCATCGCCGCCCTGCTCCTGTTCACGAACCGCGCCTACCTCAAGCCTGAGGAGGTCCAGGTTCCCAAAGTGTATTTGGAGCGGGTAAGATAGAAAGCAACGACGCTATGGCAACGAGAACAATTACACTGCCCAACGGGCGCGCCTGCTCGGACTTCACCTTCCGGGTGCGGCTGAAAGACGACGGGACGGCCATCTCCTGGGACGGCCTCTCCGACATCAAGGCGCACGTCTTCTCCGACGTGCAGAAGGCCCTTGCGGGCCGCTGCGAGGTCTCCGTGGACGCGGAGGACCCGACCATCCTCATCTGCGAGTATGCGGCGAACAAGCCGCAGTACCTCGGCGTGAACTCCATCACCATCCGCGCCACCTACCAGGGCCGGGTGAAGACCTACGACAAGCCCGCCGTCAACATCGTCCCCCGGACGGCCAACCTCTCCGACGACCAGGTCGTCCTGGAGGACCCGGTCGTGGACGTGGAGATCGAGGTGACCGACGTCAGCTCCTCCATCCTGGACGGCGCCATCGCCGCCGCCCTCAATGCCGCAGAGAAGGCTGAGAACGCAGCCGCCCACCAGCCTGTCATCATCGGCGGCGTCTGGTGGATCTGGGACGCTTCCGCCGGCGAATATGTCGCCACGGAGTCCACGGCCATCGGGCAGGACGGACGCGACGGGCGGAGCCCCTATGTCGGGAGCAACGGGCACTGGTTCGCCTTCAACGACAGCACCCTCGAATATGAGGACACAGGCGTGAGTGCCCAGGGCCCTAAGGGCGACCCCGGGGAGGACGGGAAGGACGGCGGCCTGCTGTTCCCGACCTTCGAGATCGACGCGGCGATGCACCTCAGGATGAGCGACGATGACGCCGCCGCGACCGGCCGCTTTGCCCTCAAGGACGGCCACCTGACCGTAACCGTATAAAACATCACTCTATACCAACTTATGAAAGCAATTATCGATCTTGGAAAAGTCGGCCTCACCCCCGGGGGTGACTGGGCGACCGGGAAGAACTACGAGAAGCTGACGCTCGTGCTGAACCGCCTCTCCGGCGGTGGCGACGGCTGCGGCTACATCTCCCTGAAGGACAACAACAGCGTCCGGCCGGGAACGGATCCCGAGACCTGGATGAAGGTCGTCGAAGTCGGGCAGTCCATCTATGACCTCTGCGTCGCCCGTGGCTACCAGGGCACCGAGGACCAGTTCGTCGCAGAGTACAACGCGGCCGTCGCCGATGCCCTCGCCGCCGCCGCATCCGCGGCAGCCCAGGAAGCCCAGGTCGCCGCCGCTGAGCAGCAGCGCGTCTCCGCCGAGCAGGCCCGTGTCCTCGCAGCGCAGGCGCAGGCGCAGGCAGCCCAGGCGGCCCAGTCCGCCGAGGAAGCCCGGCAGGCTGCCGAGCGGGCTCGCGCAGCCGCAGAAACCCTTCGCGCCGACACCTTTGCGACCCAGAGCGCGGCCATGACCACGGCCCTCGGCCTGGCGGAGACCGCGACCACCGCGGCGAACGAGGCGGCCGCCTCGGCGAACACCGCCGCCCAGGAAGCCAACGCCGCCGCTCAGGCGGCTGCGGACTATGCCAACCGGGTCGCCGCCCTCGAAGAGGCAAAGGCGAGGATCTTCCGCGACCTCGGCTACAGGGCCGAGTACTCCACCATCCAGCTCGCGGTCGGCGAGGCCGGGAAGTATGTCAAGTGCGAGAGCCGGACGGCCGTCGCAAACTCCGCCTTCAACATCTCCGCGCCCTTCGACGTGGAAGCCTGCAGCGAGCTCCTGATCAAGACCGGGTACAACCCCTCCGACTCCAGCCACGCCGCCCTCGACATCTCCGTCATCGCCATCTACGAGGAGATCGAGCGCACGCGGGTCGTCCAGAAGACCAACGCCGGAGGCCAGCCGCTGTACTACGTCGTGGAGGTCGATCCGGAGACCGGCACCGAGACGGTGACCACCGAGGAGACCACGACCAACACCGGCCACCCGGTCTACACCAGCGAGACCTACACCGAGCACCGCTACCTCCCGAACAACGAGGACCGCTGGGTCCAGATCCCGGACAGCGGCTACTACGTGGCGAACATCCCGCAGTCCTGCAAGTGCGTCATCTCCTACAAGCCGGGCGTCACCGACATGGAAGTGGTCGTCGTGAAGCACGGCGCGCTGGCCAACCTCACCAGCCAGATCTTCGGCATCTACGAGCACCGGACGATGGGGGAGGCCGTGGTCTCCCTCGCCGCCCGCATCGCCGCCCTGGAGGCCCGTCATGACCGTCTCGGCAACGCGACCGCCGGCAACTTCGACGCCCTCGAGTACACCAAGAACAACGCCCCGGTTGTGCTCCTGGGCCACGGCGTTCCCGCCGCGGCGACGGTCCCGGAGAACTGGCCCGCCGGTCTCCACTGGGACGGCATCCCCTGGTTCGCTGGCCAGGTCTACATCAACCTGGACGCCGGCTCCGCCGGTGTCTATTACGCCATCAACAACACGGCCGTCTCCGGCTGGAAAAACGCCTAAGCCATGATACAGTACTACAAGACCGAGGCGGAGTACGCAGCCGCCGCGAAGAGCTCCTTCGAGAGCCAGATCAGCCTCGTCGGCGAGGATAACGCCGTCAAGTTCGACGGCCGGAACGTCATCGTGGACGTCCGCGCCGCCCTCACCGGTTCCATCGCCGTCCTGGATGGAGCCTCCGCCCTGCATTTCGTGGACGTCGACACCTACAACTCCGCGTCCTTCATGTCCAACTTCACCGTGGTCGGCGTGGTCGCCATCGGCGTGGACCATCCGATGTTCCGCGGGAAGATCGCCATCGTCCACAAGACGAACGCATCGAAGAAGTGGAGCGAGATCTACTCCTTCAAGCTCACCGGCTACACCCTCGACGGGACCGCCAGGACCGGCGTGCTGTCCGTCAGGGAGGCGGCGAACTGGGCCACGGCCGTGGACCACACCGTGAACTACAACGCCTCCACGGTGGCGGGCTTCGTCCAGCAGCTGAACGACTATTTCAAGGCGAACGCCCCCTTCACCACGCAGAGCTGGAGAGCGGACGCGGACGCCGAAGGCAACGTCACCCTGTCCTTCCTGTTCTCCGACTACCGTCAGGCGTCCAACACGGGCAAGTCCGGCTTCACCCTCGCTGCGAACCTGCTCCCGGAGATCGCGCCTTCGTCCGGGATGCACCGCCGGAACGGCCAGCGCTTCGGGGAGGGAACGATCTCGAACCTCAACAGGGCGCTGACCTATTTCAGCCAGGACCTCAACAACGCCTCCTACAATCCGAAGACCCCGGTCACCTCTCCGGTCCGCAGCTATCCGATTTGCAAGCCCGGCTACCTCGGGACGAGCCAGTACTCGGACGGTGATCAGTGCGCGGCGCTCCGGGCGATCTACGGCCCCGGCGAGGCCGGGTGGCGGAAGTTCATGGAGAGCTTCCTCCCGCTGCTTCCTTCCAAGGTCGGAGTGATGGATAAGGCCACCTACGGCGACGGGTTGACGAACACGTACCTCATGGCCGGCCGGACTTTCGAGAAGCAGGACGGCTCCGTCATCGAAGCACACCCCGCCGCCGAGTACTGCGCAGCCGTAGTCTACAACCACGAGGCACTGCAGAAGGGTTGCTGGCACCTCCCGGACGCCGAGACGCTTGTCGGGATCCTGAAGGACATCGCCTACCCGGTGCCGGTCAACGACAGGAACAACGACAAGATCAACCGGGCGCTCCTCGCCATCGGCGGGACCGCCATCTCCAATGGTTCCAGCATCTGGTCGTCTTCCCGGTACGGTGCCGGCAACGCCTGGTGCTCCAACGGCTACAGCGGCTTCCTGAACTTCAACTACCTGTACAGCGCGTACCTCGCCCTCCCCGTCGCGCTTTTAGACGTGAGCGAAGCGAACTCTAACAATTAAATTTTATCCGGGCGGGCTCCTGCCCGCCCCCATTTTTCGCAGAAAAATGAAAAGCGAATTCCACGTTCCGAAAACCCTGCAGAAGGAAAAAGCCGAGCCGAGCATCCGGGTAGACGCCGGGAACCTTCTCGGGCTTCTTTTCCGTGCCGAGCTCATGATGAACAAGGTCGACAGGATCCGCTACAGCACACGCGCCATCAATGCCATCCAAGACATCATCGCGGAGTTCTCCCTCGCCTACGACTTCGAGGATGACAGGCTCCTGCACCTGAAGCGCTTGTGGGGCCACACTGCCGTCTTCCTGCAGATCATGAGAACCATCGGGGAGCAGAACGCCATCCGGATCCAGCCAAAGTACGAGACCATGACCCCGGACCAGATGAAGCTGGAGCTGCTGCGTCTCACCTCCTCGCTGGATGAGGGTGTCACGAAGTGGAAGAACAGCATCGTCAACCAAAGGAACAAGGGCACGACCCGCGCCGATGGGCGGAACGGGCAGCCTCCCGAAGAATAAAGGAGGCCCGGCTTCCGGACAACCCGGCAGCTAAGAGCAAGACACGGGCCTCGGAGAGATTTTGGTTCCAACATCTGGTCGTCTTCCCGCAACGGTGCCAACAACGCCTGGTACTCCAACGGCAACAACGGCTACCTGAACAACAACAACCTGTACAACGCGAACCTCGCCCTCCCCGTCGCGAATTATTCTACAAGGAAAAATGGACCTGAAGACCATCCTGGACGCCTATCTGGGCTGCCGCTCGAACAAGCGGCGGAGCCCCGACAGCGTCCACTTCGAGCTGCACTGGGAACGTGACCTGGTGCGGCTGCTGGATGACTTCAACGACCGCTCCCTTGTCCCTTTTTTATATGGCTTCATCGTGAAGAAACCGAGGCCCCGGGAGGTCATCGCCTGCCTCATGCAGGGGAAGATCCTCCAGTGGTACTTCGACCTCCACGTCCGTCCGGTAGTGGAGCGAAGGCTCACGGACCGCACCTTCAACAACCGGGTCGGCTTCGGCCCTGACAAGGCCGTCGAGCGGCTCATGAAGGACATCCGGGAGGTCTCGCACAACTTCACCCGCGACTGCTGGGTCATCACCAGGGACATCAGCGCGTACTTTCCCTCCAGCGACCTGGACCGCAGCTACGAACACTACCGCGCCCTCATCGAGGAGAGCTTCCAGGACGGAGGCCTCCGGGATGACCTCCTGTACATCCTTCTCCGGACCAACTTCGCCTACCCGGGGACGAACGCCCGGCTCCGCTCGCCACGCCGACAGTGGGACCCGCTGATCGAGGCAGGCAAGTCCGTCATCTTCAACGGCAACCCCGCCCGGGGCGCCTGCCTGGGCAACCAGTACTGGCAGGTGGAGAAGAACTACGACCTGAACGGCTTCGACCATTTCCAGGTGGACACGTGCGGCCTGCACTATGTCCGCTTCGTGGACGACATGGCCTGGGTGGTTGACAATCTGCAGGCCGGGCTCGCCCACGTCGCCCTGAGCGAGAAGATGCTCCTGGAGGAGTATGGCTACAGGATGCACCCGCGCAAGCGCTACCAGCAGCACTACACCAAGGGCGGCGAATTTATCGGCACCTGGTTCAGGATGGACCGGGTCTACATCGGGAACCGCGTCGTCCGAAACGCCCGGAAGACCATCTGGGAGTGGAACCGCAACCCGTCCCGCGCGAAGCTCCCGCACTTCCTCTCCTCGGTGAACAGCTACCTTGGAATGCTCAAGCACCGCGACGCCTACGGCATCATCCGCGACCTGGTGGACCTCGTGTCCCCGAGGTGGCTGAAGTGGTGCCACTATAACGACGACCGCCGGTGCTTCGAGGCGAACCCCGGCAGCAGGTTCAACGAGATCCTGCTTGACAAGTATCATTTCAAACTATCGAAACGCCATGGAAAATCAAGAACAACTAAGCGCACAGGAGTCTCGGCAGCTGGAGCTGCAGGCCCGCCTTTCTGAGAGCGACCGCGCCGCTCTCGCCTATGTGAAGACCCTCGCCGGGTTCAAGAAGGCCTACCCGGAGCACGCCGCAACCATCCAGGAAGCGGAGACGGAGATGCAGGCCGTCGAGGCCGCCATCGAGGAAACCAAGGCCGAGTGGGAGTTCCACATCGGCGAGTGGGTGACGGCCGGCCAGACCATCATCCGGAACGGCGTCCGCTACACCGTCCTCCAGGACCACACCCTCCAGGCCGACTGGCGCCCCGAGGATGTCCCGGCCCTGTACCGCCGCGAGGGCGCCGAGCCCTCCGGAGACGACCCCGTCGACGAGTGGCCCGCCTTCGTCCAGCCGACCGGGGCGCACGACGCCTATGCCAAGGGCGCCCAGGTGACCTTCGAAGGCGAGCACTGGGTCTCCCTCATCGACAACAACGTCTGGAGCCCGGCGGTCTACCCGCAGGACTGGCAGAAGGCCTGACGGGTACCCCTTCCGCTTTTGTGGCGGTAGGGTGAAGTTTGGTAAGTTAACCATAAAGTAGGGGTGGCCGCCTGCGCAGGGATGTGCGGGCGGCTATTTTTTGCCCCACAGGTAGTCGATGACCTTCCGGTTCGCTTCGTCCACCTTCGTCCTGTCCCGTTTGATATAGATGGCCGTCGTCCTGTGGCCCGCGGTGGAGTGCCCCATCCCGAGGGTGATCGTGGGGTCCGGGATGTCGAGCTCGGCGCAGAGGGTCGCCCAGGTATGGCGGGCCCAGTTGCTGGAGCAATCCGGTTCTATCAGTTGTCCGTTTTCATCGGACATCCTCCGCAGGGCTTCCCGGAGCCTGCGGTTGTAGTCGTGGTGGGTCGCATACCGGTCGAAGCAGCGCAGCAGGTGCTGCTGGCCCTTCCACCTTTCCAGGATCTCCAGCATCTCCGGCTCCAGCTTGATCGAGAACAGCTGGCCGGTCTTCGACCGCCTGTACTCCACCCGGCCGTCCACGATGTTTTCCTGGGTGAGGGCCGCGAGGTCGCCGACATTGATCCCCCGGAAATAGAACATCAGCAGGAACACGTCGCGGTGCTCCCTGTCGCGCTCCGGGATGTTCGTCACCTGGTTCTGCGCTGCCGGGGAGTTCACCACGGAGCCCCAGACGCTGGCGGGATAGAAAGCGGACACCGGGATGCCCGTGGCCGCCGAGATGTTCTCCAGGAAGCCAGTGGTGATGTCGTCCTTCCCGAGGCGGTCGCTGATGTTCTGGGTCGTCGTCCCGAACTTTTCGGCCAGATCGCGCTGCGTGACGCCGTTCGCCTTCAAAATCTTTTTAACGTCTTCTCCTTTCATAATCAAACGGCTACTTGTTTCTTAAAAACTTTTATTTGCAAAAAGTCAAGCAAATACTTGTTTTTTACAAACCTGCGCTTTACCTTTGCAAACGAAAGAAATAAATAAACCAACGAGAGCAAACGAAAAGCCGCCGGGGTCCGACCCGACAACAATCAAATTTCCACAGGCTAAGATACGGCGGTTTTTCGAGTTCTCCAAATAGATCCCTTACAAATGGAAAAGAACTACACCTACCAGGAGCTCGCCCGCAAAGTCAGCGGAGCCTCCGACAGCCTCTACGCCCTCGTCCGCAGCATCGACGACTTCTACAAGAAGAACGCCGACGACGACAACCCCTACACCCTCCTGTTCCTCGCGATGGAGACCCTCCGCAACATGTCCTTCACGATCGACTCCTTCGGCGACAAGCTGATGGAGGAGGCGGACGAAATGCTCGAACAAGAATAAACTACAACGGGAGGGGTGGGTGTTCCGGCGACGGACACCAGCCGCGACTACATGCCCGAGGCCCTGGGACACCCCCCCCCGTTATTTTACCTGATACGCTATGAAGAAGAACAACAAGATCAGCGACCTGTTCGGCGTCCTCTGTGTCGTGGCCATCTTCGCCGGGTGCGTGGAAGGCCTCGACGGGGGCGTCACCCTCTGGACCCTGTGCTGCCTGGCGGCCGCCGGGGTCTTCGGTTTCATCTCCAAAAGAACGGAGGATCGTCATGCCTGACTTCGTGAACGACGCCTTTGACCAGGCCTTTGCCGCCCGGTGCTCCGCCGAGCAGGAGGCCTTCAGCGAGGTCATGGAACAGCGGGGGCAGCAGCTTATGATGACCGCCATCGCGATGGCCGGCTTCAACGAGATGGCGAAGATCTTCGACACCGTCCGCAAGATGGGTCTCGAGACCGTCATGCACAAGTACGAGATGCACCTCATAGCGCTCGCCTTCCACGAGGGAACCACCGCCAAAATCGACTGACATGAGCAGCCCAGTCCGCACCCCGAACCTCTGCCTCCGCTGCTGGTTTTACGTGGGGGGGTCTGCCGAAAGGGACCCAATGACTATTGCAAAATCCTAAGATCGAAATGATACAAGTCAACAAGATAACAAGAGACGACCTCCGCGCCATGCGCGACGGAGAGACCCGCACCTTCCAGCTGCCCTCCCCGAAGGCCGTGGAGAGCGGAAAGACCAGCGCCTACACCTACGGCAGGATCGCCGGCGTCCGCTTCAAGTGCGAGGCCAGCTACGCGAACAAGACCCTGACCATCACCCGCCATGACGACTGAGCGCCCGGACATCAGCCCCACCGGTGTGTATTCGCAGGCCGACGCCGCGCGTCTGCTGGACGTGGACCGGCACACCCTCCACCGATGGGAGAAGGACCCGGTCTTCCCCCTGGAGGGATGGACCCGAAGGGGCGGCCGGGGGAAGTTCTACCGGGGCCGGCAGCTGCTCGCCCAGTGGGCGGTGCGATAGACACAAACCACCCAGACAAATGTCGGTGGCTCTAAGCACACAACTGATTAACACCCGGCACGGGTGCGACTCTCCTGCCGGTTTTTCAAGATGAAACCGATGAACAAACACGACAAGCGCCTCGTACAGGAGGCCATGTACAAACGCTGGGAAGAGATCGACGAGGACGAAGCCGAGACCGAGGAAGGACGGCAGAAGCTCCACGAGATCGCGGTGCGAAAGTACCACCAGGACGAATACTTACACGGAATCCTTTAACACCCTTTTTTTATGGAACCTATCAAGATCAGCATCGAAGTGTCATTGTCCGAGCGGACGATGGACTTCCTCCGGATGTTCACTCCGGACATGCCGCAGGACGTGTACGACGGCACCCGCCAGGTCCGCCCTGCAAAACCCGCAGAAAAGCCCGCAGACGAGCCGAAGCCCGAAACGGCACAGGAACCCGTCCACGAGGAGAAAGCCCCGCAGGCGGCTCCTGAGGCCCCCGCAGCGCCCGAGAAGCCGGTCATCCCGACGACCGAGGACGTCCGTGAGGCGATGTACGCCGTGCGCCGCCGGATCGAGGGCGAGGACTGGCAGGAGAACAAGAGCTCCGAAGGCTACAAGGCCTTCCACAAGCCGCTCACCGAGATGTTCAAGCAGCTCGCCCGCGAGGCGTCGAACGGCGCCGAGGAGAAACCCAGCGCCCTGGGCCCGGACCAGCGGGGCGCCTTCATCAAGTCCTGCTCCTACCTCCGCCTCGCCGAGGACGGGAAGAGCATCATCGACCTGCCCTTCTAAGCCATGCCTGACGCCCACGCACTGCTGTCCCCCAGCTCCGCCCATCGCTGGATCCACTGCACGCCCTCCGTCCGTCTGGAGGAAGGCGTGCAGGACCAGGGGTCGGACTTCGCCGAGGAGGGGACCCTCGCGCACGCCATCGCTGCGCGGAAGCTCCGGGAGACCCTGGGCCAGTCCCACGAGGACGAGGACCGGGAGATCGCACAGTACTACGACAAGTACCACACCGAGGAGATGGAGGGCTACACGGACACCTACCGTTCAATCGTCCTCGAGAAGTTCAACGAGGCCAGGACCCGCTCGAAGGACGCCCGCCTGCTGGTGGAGGTCCGCCTGGACTTCGGCTCCTTCCTTCCTGAGGCGTTCGGTACCGCCGACGCCGTCATCATCGCCGACGACCTCATGGAGGTCATCGACTTCAAGTACGGCAAGGGCGTGAAGGTGGACGCCGACCACAACCCGCAGATGATGATCTACGCCCTGGGGGCCATCGAGGCTTTCGGCTTCGAGTACGACATCCGCCGGGTGAAGATGACCATCGTCCAGCCCCGGCTCGACAACCTGTCCGAGTGCGGGATGGAGACCGGCGAGCTCACCGCCTGGCGCGATGTCATCCTGAGGCCCGCCGCCCGGGACGCCTTCGCCGGATCCGGCCAGCAGGTCCCCGGCGACTGGTGCCGCTTCTGCAAGGTCCGCTCCGTCTGCTCCGCCATCGCCGAGAAGGCCCGCCAGGTCTGCAACGAAGACTTCCGCGAGGCCCGGCTCATCAGTGACGAGGACATCCCGGGGCTGCTGCCCCTGCTTCCCGTGCTGAAGGGCTGGCTGGAAGACTTCGCCTCCCACGCGCTGCAGCGCGCCCTGGACGGCGCGACCATCAAGGGCTACAAGCTCGTGGAGGGAAAGAGCAACCGCCAGATCACCGACCAGGACGCCCTGCTCGGCGCGCTCCTCGTGCAGGGGTTCCAGCGGGACGCCCTGCTGAAGAAGCCCGAGCTCAAGGCCATCGGCGAGCTGGAGAAGCTCGTCGGAAAGAAGCGCTTCGCGGAGATCGGGAAGCCCTGGCTCGTCAAGCCGCAGGGTAAGCCCACCCTCGTCGAGGAGTCCGACAAGCGAGCCGTCTGGAAACCAAAGGAGACCGCCTCCGAGGACTTCAACGAGGTGAAGTAGCCATGGAGACCTTCACCTTCAAGCTCAACGCCCTGGAGTACGCAGGGGTCACGATGGCCTGGGCCATCGACCGGTGCCGCAAAAGGGCATACCAGGACAACTTCGCAACCCACCTGTTCGTCAAGGTGCGCGGCGGCTGGCTCCTCCTGGGAACCTACCTCCCGGACAACTCCAGCCCGATGATCACCTACCGCGCGAACCACGAGGTCATGGAAGCCGTCCCCTATTGCATCGCCCACCCCGTAGTGCCGGGAGGCGAAGACGATCAACAAAGCACAACATAAACCCCTAAATCTTTCAGCATCATGAAACTGCTCAAACTCAAGGACGACACCAAGGTCGTCATCGGTCCGGTCCGCCTGACCTACTGCTACATCGGCATCCCCTACGAGAACGGGGACAGCCTCAACTACAAGACTGGCATCCTCATCCCCAAGGAGGAGACGGACGCCGTGAAGACCATCCAGGCCGCCATCCAGGCCGCCGAGGAAGCCGCGCTCTCCAGCGCCTGGGGCGGGAAGAAGCCCAAGGACTACACCTCCCCGCTGAAGGAAGAGGACGACCACTACAGCCTCACCGTCCGAAGCTATCCCAAGAACGGGCAGGCCCCGAAGGTCGAGGTCCAGGACCGCCGCGGCAACACCATCCGCTGGGTCAAGAACAACGCCGGCACCTACGTCCTCGAGGACGACCAGATCCTCTACTCTGGTGTGTGGGTGTACATCTCCTTCGTCTTCTTCGGCTACAACTCCAACGGCAACAAGGGCGTGAGCGCCCGCCTGGAGAACGTCCGCTTCGAGCGGAACGACACCCCGCTCGGCGGAGCCACCGCCGACTCCGACTTCGGCGAGGCCTCCGCGGATGATGATGACGACCTTTAGACCCTGCCGAGCCATGAAGACCTACATCATCAACCCCGACACCCAGAAGCCCGTCCCCGTCGAGGAATGGGCGAAGGACACCAACCCGACGCGCGCCGAGCTGCTGCTGGTGGACACCGGCGAGAAGCGCATCCTCATGCGGAAGGCCTTCCTCCCCTGCGGAGAGGTCGAGTTCGATAAGGCCCAGAAGGAGTGCGCCGCCTACAAGCCGTTCCCCGAGAGCCCGTTCACCTTCCGCGCCCCGACCCGCAAGGAAACCCTCGACCTCTACGACGCCCGCTTTCTGGGCGGTCTGGACGAAGCCGTCCGTCTCACGGGCGGAGACTTCGGCAAGAGCGGCGGGGGGGACTGGACCTGTGAGGAGGACGCCGATCCGGATTTTGCCTACAGCGCCTGGTACTCCGGCGGCAGCGTCGGCTGCCTGTACAGCGGCAACCTGTACGACGCGAACCTCGCCCTCCCCGTCGCGCTTTTGACTACGAGCGAAGCGAGTATCTAATCTTAAATCTTTGGGCGGGCAACCGCCCGCCCACCTTCCAGTCATGAGAGAACTCGGCATCGACATCGAAACCTACAGCAGCGAGGACCTGAAGACCTGCGGCGTCTACCGTTACGTGGAGGCCCGGGACTTCACGGTCCTCCTTTTCGCCTATTCCTGGGACGGGGCTCCCGCCGTGTGCGTGGACTTCGCCTTGGGCGAAGAGCTGCCGCAGGACGTTGCCGCCGCCCTCACGGATCCGGAGGTCGTGAAGACCGCCTTCAACGCCGCCTTCGAGCGCGTATGCCTGTCCAAGTGGATGGGCATCGAGCTCGATGTGCGGCAGTGGAGGTGCACGATGGTCCGCGCGGCCAGGATGGGCCTTCCCCTGTCCCTCGGGCAGTGCGCGGAGGTCCTGAGGATCGAGGAGGGGAAGATGGCCGAGGGCGCCGCCCTCATCCGCCTGTTCTCCAAGCCCCGGCCCCGCACGGGGAAGCGGGTCCTGCCTTCCGACCGTCCGGACAAGTGGGAGACGTTCAAGCTCTACAACGCCCGCGACGTGGACGTGGAGCAGGCCGTCCTCCGCAAGGTCCGGAGGCTGGAGGTGCCGGACTTCGACGAGCGCCTGTGGGAGGCCGACCAGCGGATCAACGACCGCGGGGTCCTCATCGACCCGGTGCTGGTGGAGAACGCGGAACGGTTCGACCGCACCTACAAGGAGGAACTCACGCGGGAGGCCCAGACGCTGACCGGACTCGACAACCCCAACAGCGTCAGCCAGCTCAAGGCGTGGCTCCATCAGTCGACCGGGCTCAAGGTCGAGACCCTGAACAAGGGATCCATCGACGACCTCGCCGACACCCTCAAGCACTTCCGCAAGGCCTCCAGGATGCTGGAGATCCGCAAGGAGCTGGGGAAGACATCGTGCTCGAAGTACACCGCCATGCGCGAGTGCGTCTGCGCCGACGGACGGATCCACGGTCTGCTGCAGTTCTGCGGCGCCGCCAGGACCGGACGCTGGGCGGGCCGCCTGGTGCAGGTGCAGAACCTTCCGCAGAACCACCTCGCCTCCCTGGACGACGCCCACAGGCTCGTCCTGGACGGAGACTACGACGAGTTCTGCCTGTCCTACGCCTCCGTCACCCCGGTCCTCAGCGAGCTCATCCGCACGGCCTTCGTGGCCGCTCCCGGGAAAACCTTCCACGTCTGCGACTTCTCCGCCATTGAGGCCCGCGTCATCGCTTGGTTCGCCGGCGAGAAGTGGGTCCTCGACGTCTTCCGCCAGGGCGGCGACATCTACTGCGCCACGGCCTCCCAGATGTTCGGCGTCCCGGTGGAGAAGCACGGCCGCAACGCCGAGCTCAGGCAGAAGGGGAAGATCGCCGTCCTCGCCCTCGGCTACGGGGGCGGGGTGTCGGCCCTGGACAAGATGGGTGGCACGCGGCTCGGGCTGACCGAGGAGGAAGAGGCGGAGATCGTCGCCCTGTGGCGCCGGTCGAACCCCCACATCAAGGACCTCTGGTCCAAGGTGGAGAGGACCGCCATGTGCGCCATCAGGAACCCGGGCACGACCTACACGGCCAACCGGGGGCTGGAGTTCTCCTACCGCTGGGGCTCCCTCCTGGTGAAGCTGCCCTCGGGCCGGACGATGGTCTACCCCCGCGTCCGCATCGAGACCGAGATCATGCCGGGCCGGCAGGGCGCCTTCGAGAAGGAGTCCATCGTCTACGAGGGCCTCAACCAGACCACGAAGAAGTGGGAGAACGTGAGAACCTACGGCGGGAAGATGGTCGAGAACATCGTCCAGGCCACCGCCCGGGACATCCTCGGCGAGGTCATCCTCCGCGCCGAGGCCGCCGGCCTTCCCATCGTCTTCCACATCCATGACGAGATCGTCGTGGAAGCATCACCGGGGCAGACCCTCCAGCAGGTGGAGGCGCTGTTCTCTGAACCCATCACCTGGTGCTCCGACCTGCCCCTGAAGGGCGCCGGATATACAACCCCCTACTATATGAAGGATTAGCTATGACAAAGAACTGCGGAACCTGCGGCAAATGCCGCAACACACACGACGGCCCGCATTGCTACAAGGGCCGCACGCCAAAGCCCGTCTCCCCGCTGATGGTGATGGACTGCTGGACGGATCCGGCGGAGGAGGAACCCGCCCCCGCCGCGACCAAGGTCTGCTCCCGCTGCGGGCGCGAGCTCCCGATCACGGAGTTCGGCCGACACTCCAGGACGAAGGACGGATATCAGCCCCTGTGCAAGGCCTGCCTGTCCGAGCAGAACAAAGGCCACAACCCGAGGCGCGCCTGGAAGAAGGCCGAGAGCGCCCTGGAAGACGGGAAGCCCAAGAGACGGGGCCGCGCGTCCGCCCATCCGGACTACATCGACGAGGAGACCGGGCAGGAGATGCACTGGTGCAGCCACTGCAAGCAGTACAAGCCGACGGACAAGTTCAACAAGAACAGGGCGAACGCGAGCGGCCTGGAGTCCTACTGCAAGGAATGCGCGACGGCCCACGAACGCGAGAGACGGGCCCGGAAGCGCGCCGAGAAAAAGGCCGCCGAGGCCGCCGTCGAAGCTGCGGCGAAGGTGGCCGCTAAGGTTGCCCACGAGTACGCGGAGGCGCAGCCGGCGGTCAATTTCCCGGCCGGTGGCGTCCAGCTCCCTGAGACCGTCCAGAAAACGATGCCGAAGGTCGTGGTGCGCCGCGAGCTTAAGCTGACGAAGTCCGTCACCGTCGAGGCCTACCTCACCGAGATCGGGAGAGACGAGGACGGAAGGAAGGGCTATTTCCACTTCGCCTGCTTTGCTTCCGAACTGGACAAGCTGACGCTGGTGTGGAACAAGAGCCCGCTCACCGTGACACTGTCCTTTGACGAAATACAGGAGGCGTAGCCATGGAGAAAGAAGACTATATACTGAGGACCGCGACCGACCTGCTCCTGCAGATCACGAAGGAGTGGGACGACGTGGACGGACTGCAGGAGGCGGCGAAGGCCTGCGTCACGGCCGCCGCTACCATCTGGGACAAATCCCATCCTTTACAATGAAGCAGCTGAGTCTTTTCGACGAAATCGTCCGCGAGCCGGAGATCCAGGAGACAGCCCAAGGCAAGTCCCGCCGGGAGGTCTTCGAGGACTACGACGCATTTACGGACAAATTCGTGGCCAAGAAGACCACGGACGACTGTTACACCCCGGAGCCGGTCTACAGGGCCGTCCTCGACTTCGTAGGCACCCTCACGCCGCTGGACGGGCGCCCCATCGTCAGGCCCTTCTTCCCTGGCGGCGACTTCGTGACCTACGAATACCCGAAGGACTGCGTCGTCGTGGACAACCCGCCCTTCTCCATCCTGTCGAAGATCATCCGGTTCTATTCGGCCCACAGCGTCCCGTTCTTCCTGTTCGGCCCAGCTCTCACCCTGTTCACCGCCCCGGACTGCGACCTGACCTACATCATCGCCGACGCCGACATCATCTACGACAACGGCGCCGTGGTCCGGACCGGCTTCATCACGAACCTCCCGAGCGACATCCGGATCTGGTGTTGCCCTCAGCTCAAGCAGGCCATCATGAAGGCCCAGGAGACGCCGTCCAAGGCGAAGAAGGGCTTCGTCTACCCGGACAACATCGTGACCGCCGCCACCCTTGGAAAGATAACAGCCCACCAGACCGAGCTCATCATCTACAAGAGATCCTGCCAGTATATCCGGGACTCCGACTCTGCCGCAGCGCAGGGGCGCTCCCTCTACGGGGGGGGATTCATTTTGTCGGATCGGGCGGCGGCCGAAAGGGCGGCGGCCGAAAGGGCGGCGGCCGAAAGGGCGGCGGCCGAAAGGGCGGCGGCCGAAAGGGCGGCGGCCAGCCGGCTCAATATCTCGCCCAGAGAACGGCTGCTCATTGAGCACCTGAACAAGCAAGAAAATGGAGATTAAACACGATATTAAACTGGAGATCGCGACCGCCACGTCGCGGACGGCCACCCGCTGGACCAACAAGAAGGTGAGCTGGGCCGCGCTGGTGAACAAATGCTCCGAAACGCACAGGACCACGGAGACCATGGCCGAGTATGCCGCCATGTCCAGGGACGAGCAGTCCCAGCGCAAGGACATCGGCGGCTTCGTCGGCGGCTACCTCAAAGGGGGCAAGCGCAAGAACGGGATGACGGAGTTCAAGACCCTCGCCACCCTGGACATCGACTACGGCACCGAGGAGCTGTGGGACGACTTCACAATGGAGTTCGGCTGCGCCGCGATGCTCTACAGCACGCACAAGCACACGCCGGAGAGACCGCGCTACCGGCTCGTCATCCCCTTCCGGCGGCACGTCACGCCGGAGGAGTACGAACCCCTCTGCAGGAAGATCGCCGACACCCTCGGCATCAACCTGTTCGACGACACCACCTTCGAGCTGCCGCGCCTGTTCTACTGGCCTTCCACCTCCAAGGACGGGGAGTACGTCTTCCGCTTCCAGGACGGCCCGGCCCTCGACCCGGACGAGATCCTCGGCGAGTACACCAACTGGCGGGACGCCTCCGAGTGGCCGACGTCCGCCAGGGAGAAGGAGCGGACCATCCACGCCCTGAAGAAGCAGGAGGACCCGTGTGCCAAGAAGGGCATCATCGGGGCCTTCTGCCGGGCCTACACCATCGAGGAAGCCATCGACACGTTCCTCCCGGACAAGTACGTCAGGACGGCCCAGGAAGGCCGCTACACGTACAGCGGCGGGTCGGTCGCCGGCGGCCTCGTATGCTACGAGGGGAAGTTCGCCTACTCGCACCACGAGACGGATCCGGCGAGCCGGCAGCTGCTGAACGCCTTCGACCTCGTCAGGGTCCACCTCTACGGCGCCCGGGACGAGGGGAAGCGGACCGAGGACACCACGAAGCTCCCCTCCTACGCCGCCATGATGGAGTTCGCCTCCGAGGACGTCCGCGTCAAGCGGGAGGCCCTCGCACCCTTCCGGCAGCGGGAGACCGCCACGGAGGACTTCGGCGAGGCCGGGGAGGCGGAGGATGAAAGCTGGAAGGACGGCCTCGTGGTCAACCCGAAGACCGGCAGGGCCGAGGCCTCCACCATGAACATCATTCACATCCTGGAACACCACCCCGGACTGGGTGGGAAGCTGCGCAGGGACGAGTTCTCGCACTACAACCTCGTGGAGGGCGAGCTGCCCTGGAAGAGGGAGGACGGCCCGTGGTCCAACGCCGACGACGCCAACCTCCGCGCCTTCCTGGAAGCGGAGTGCGGCATCGTCGGGAAGGACAAGATCCGGGACTCCATCGCCGTCGTCTACTCCCGGCACGCCTTCAACCCGGTCAAGGACTACCTCGGCCCGCTCAAGTGGGACGGGACGCCCCGCCTGGACACCCTCCTGGTGGACTACCTCGGTGCGCCGGACAACTCGCTGGTGAGGGCGATGACCCGGAAGCAGATGGTCGCCGCCGTCGCCCGCGTCTACGAGCCCGGATGCAAATGCGACTACGTCCTGACGCTCACCGGCCCGGAGGGCATCGGCAAGTCCACCCTCCTGAAGACCCTCGGCGGGGCGTGGTTCTCCGACTCCATGTCCACCTTCGAGGGGAAGGACGCGATGGAGCTGCTGCAGCCCGCATGGCTGCTGGAGCTCAGCGAACTGAGCGCCCTGAAACGCTCCGAGCTGGAAGGGGTCAAGCAGTTCCTCACCCGCCAGGTGGACGAGTACCGCCCGGCCTACGCCGAGCGCACCGAGAAGCGGCCCCGCCACTGCGTCTTCTTCGGCACGACGAACGAGACGTCCTTCCTGAAGGGCGACACCGGCAACCGCCGCTTCTGGGTCATCCCCACCGGCGTCACGGAGCCCCGCAAGAGCGTCTTCGACGGAGGCCTGGAGGGCGAGAGGGACCAGATCTGGGCGGAGGCCGTCCACTACTACCGGAAGGGCGAGAAACGCTACCTGCCCGCCTCCCTGGAGCTCGAGGCCCGGAAGGTCCAGGAAGAGTTCAACACGCTCAGCGAGGATCCGCTGGTGGGGACGATCCAGGCATACCTGGAACGCCGCCTGCCGGCCGACTGGGACGGGCGCACCATCGAAGACCGGCGCGCCTGGATCAAGCACGGGGACGACTTCGGCGACGGCGCCGTCCTCCGGAGGGACAGGGTCTGCGCAGCCGAGATCATCGTGGAGGTCCTCGGCAAGAGCCTGAACGAGAAGAGCACCTACGACGCGAAGAACGTGAAGGCCATCATGCGGAAGATGGACGGCTGGACCGAGATGGAGAAGACTGCGCGCTTCGGGCCATACGGGGTGCAGCGCGGCTTCGTCCGCGTCATCCAGCCTGCTGAAGAGGAGGACGACCTATGACCGACATCGACTACTGCAAGGGAACCTCGGCCGACGGCCGGGCCTGCCCGCGGAGGGGCCTCTGCGACCGCTACGGACACTATCTCTCCCTCCGGAGGATAGGAGCCCGGGCGGACTGGCCAATGGACTGGAACGGCGGGGACTGCCCGATGCTCCGGCTCCGGAAATTCCAGGGAGACTGAGCCGTGGCGGACAACTTCATGACCCGTTGCCGGCTGTGGGACAAACCGCTCCTGGAAGCCCGGGAAAACGTAACAGGGACTTTGTTACAAGGGCCGGTTTTGTTACACTTATTAAAAAATTTTTGTAACAAAAGCCGAAACTGTTACACCTTTGTAACACTTTCAGTTACACCACATAAGCAAAAGCAGGTCAAGCAGTTAGGCCACATTTGTAACAATGTAACAAAAAATTACAAAAAAATACGATAGGCTCTATATTAGTATGGATATATCGAATAACGATAAAAAAGAGACCAAAAAACCGTGCAATTATGCACGTAGGGGGTCGCGCGCAGGCGCACACCCGCGCGTGGCGAGGCTGGAGAGCGAGAAAAACATCGAGGCCGCCCTGGTACGTGAGGTGTCCAAGATGGGCGGACTGTGCCTGAAGTACGCATCATCCACGACGACCGGCTACCCCGACCGGCTCGTCCTCCTTCCGGAGGGCAAGGTGTTCTGGGTGGAGCTCAAGTCCACGGGAAAGAAGCCCGGGAAGAAGCAGGAGCTCCGGCACCAGGAACTGCGGGCGCTCGGGCAGACCGTGTTCGTGGTGGACTCGATGCACAAGATGGAGAACACCGTCGCCCTGATGCTCCGGGCGGTCATCGCCGCGCGGATCCGCCGGGAAGAGGGGGGAGACCTGCTATGAAGTACGTCCCTTACGACTACCAGCGCCGGGCCTCCCGCTGGGTGAAGGACCACAGGCGCTGCGCCCTGTTCCTGGACATGGGCCTCGGGAAGTCTGTCATCACCCTGACGGCCATCCAGGAGCTCATGGATGAGGCGGACGTCACCAGGGTCCTGGTGGTGGCGCCGAAGAAGGTGGCGGAGTCTACATGGGTGGCTGAGGCCTCCAAGTGGGATCACCTGGACCTGCGGGTCTCCCGGGTCATTGGGACGCCCCGGCAGCGGACCGCCGCCCTGGAGACGGAGGCCGACGTCTACGTGGTCGGCCGGGACTCCCTCGTCTGGCTGGTGGACTACTACCACGGCGACCCGCCCTTCGACTGCCTGGTGCTGGATGAGCTCACGTCCTTCAAGTCGCACAGCTCGGCGAGGTTCAAGGCCGTCCGCTCCATCTCGCCCCTGTTCCACAGGGTGATCGGCCTCACCGGCACGCCCAGCCCCAACGGCCTGGCGGACCTCTGGGCGCAGATCTACTGCCTGGACCTCGGCGAGAGGCTCGGAAAGAGCGTCACCCGTTTCCGGAGCGAGTACTTCAGCCTCCACAAGTGGAACAACATCGTCGTCAGGATGACCCCGCTCCCCGGTGCCCGGGAGACCATCGAACGGAAACTCTCGGACATCTGCCTGTCCATGCAAGCGAAGGACTACCTCACCCTCCCGGACCTCATCGTCCACGACGTCTCCGTCGAGCTGGACGCGGCGACACTGAAGAAGTACGACGAGTTCCAGAGGGAGGAGGTGATGACCTTCCAGGGCGACCATCGCGGCGAGCCCGTCAACGTCATCGCCCAGTCGGCCGCCGGGCTGATGAACAAGCTCCAGCAGTTCACCTCCGGCGCCGTGTACGACGACGGCAAGGTCGCGCACATCGTCCACGGGGAGAAGCTGAGGGCCCTCGCCGAGATCGTCGAGTCGGCCCAGTCGCCCGTGCTGGTGTTCTACTCCTTCATCTCCGACATCGACAGGATCCGGGAGGCGCTGAAGTTCACCGGCCTCACGGTCCGGAAGTACGAGGACGACCACGACCTGCAGGACTGGAACGCCGGCAAGATCGACGTCCTCCTGGCGCATCCGGCCTCCACGGCCTATGGTCTCAACCTCCAGCAGGGCGGCCACTACATCGTCTGGTTCGGCCTCACCTGGAACCTCGAGCTCTACCTGCAGGCCAACGCCAGGCTACACCGGCAGGGCCAGCAGAAGCCCGTCCAGGTCTACCGCCTGCTGTGCCCTGGGACCGTGGACGAGAAGGTCGCGAGGGCCCTGGAGAGCAAGGAAGGGGTGCAAGAAGCGCTTTTGCACGCATTAAAAGAGATGCTTTCCGAATATGTCAAGGCGTAGAATTAACCTGTCCGTGTCCGAGGAGACCTACTCCGAGCTGCTGAAGGTGCAGACGGAGTACGGCTTCAAGAACGTGTGCGAGGTCGCGTCCACGCTGCTGTCCCTCTTCCTGAAGAGAGTGCGGAAGGTGGGCGAGGCCCCGCCCATGCCCGAGGACGAGGAGCAGGAGATCCGCGAGATGTTCGAGGAGTATGGAAACTGGGAGCCCCAGCCAGAGGCGGGGCACGCCCCCCAGGTCCGCCGCCCCAGGAGGAAGTGATGGCGAAGGACGAGACCTACAAGCGACTGATCAACACGTCGAGGTGGCAGAGCCTCCGGCGTGCTGTGCTGACCGCCCACCCTGTCTGCGAACGGTGCGAGGCGGAAGGCTACGTCACCCCGGCCTGCGAGGTCCACCACCGTGTGCCTGTCGAGTCAGCCGTCACACCAAGGGAGAAGGAGCAGCTGATGTTCGACCCCGCCAACCTCGAGGCCCTGTGCCACGAGTGCCACGTCATCCGTCACACCGAGATGGGACGAAGCGGAAGGGAGGCAACACGCAAACGCAACGACGAGCAGACTCAATCAATCATCAACAAGTTTTTTTAGCCATGAACGAAGAAAAAGAGAAGGGCATCTGGCAAGGCAAAGACGGCCGCTGGTATGCCGAAATAAGCTATCAAGGACGCAGATGGAAACACAAAGGCTCGCCGAATAAGAGCACCGTCCAGGTTTGGCTGTCTCGTAAAAAACAAATGATCGCGAAAAAGATGACCGAAGTGGACGCCGAGTACGCGTTGGCGTCCGGAGGGATTTGCGACTTCCTTAACCTCGAGACAAACAACGGGCCCGTTTCTGCCAGCATCTACAAGATACACCCGAAGAGAAAGGACGGAACCGTTCGCGAGCGCTGGTGCGTAGAAGTGCAGTATTTAGGGCATAAGGTTCGGAGAAGTTCTTCAAACCTTCAAACTTGTGAGCAGTTTAGGGACGCGATGACAGCGAGACTAAGCGGGATCATTAAGGAGGCGAACAATCGCCGGAACCAGATCCGGGCGCAGTTGGCCCAAGTTGGGGTGGAGGAGTATGCAAAGGTGTTATCCCTCTTCCACGAAGTGAAGGTCGAAGGCTTGGCCAAAGCGCAGCCGACGCTGTTTGGCAGTACTTATGTGTTACTTGATCCAATGACGGGCTGGTATAAAATCGGGAAGTCGAAAAACATAAAGCGGAGGCTTTCCGCTTATTGTGTTCCCCAGTTTGAGGTTGTGCTTGTTGCTGACGGTGATATAGAGCACGAAGTGCACAAAGCATACAAGGACAAGCGCTTGCGTGGTGAGTGGTTCAAGCTGGAAGATAAAGACATCGAGCAACTGCAGAAGTTGTGGGGCTTCGCGAGAGTAAGCATCAACTGACAAGCAGAGGGCGCGGCCGTCGCGTTCGCGTCAAAGGGGGCCGGTTTTTTGATTTTGGGGGTGCACCCTTCCAAGC